AGTAATAGAAATAGAAGCAGCACTTGCAGATATAGAAAAGCATCAAGAAGAAAATGCCTTATTGTCAAATGAGATTGATGAAAGACAAAATGGTCTTAAAGAAAATCTTAAAGCAAGTAATGATAAAAAACAAAGTCTATTACAGTTTAAGGCAGAGTTTAATCAAAAGATTAAGGTACTTGTTAAAGAAACAAAATTCTATGAAGAGAATGCTGACTGTCCAACATGCTCACAAACTATTAGTGAAGACCTTAGATCAGAAAAGCTATCTGTAGGTAAAGAAAAAGCAACAGAACTACAGAATGCCTTAAACGATGTCTCTGATCAATCTACTAAGGTTGAGCAAGATATTACAAAGTTTAATACTATCACGGACGAGATTAGAGATCGTACTACAACTATTAGTGGTAATAATAGAGAAATTACTAGGCTGCAAGGTGTCATTACAGCCTCTAACGAAGCTATCCAAAAGATACAAGGTACTGATGGTGATCTAAGTGTAGAAAAGAAATCACTGGAGACACTTGTAGAAAGCCGTAATGATCTAACTGAGACTAAACTTGTCAAGAATGAAGAACTATCTTACAACTTGGCTATGGCAGAGATGCTAAAAGATACTGGTATTAAAACTAAGATTGTCAAAGAATACTTGCCAGTCATTAATAAACTTACTAATCAGTACCTACAAATCCTAGACTTTTTTGTTCACTTTAATCTTGATGAGAGTTTCCAAGAGACTATCCGCTCAAGACATCGTGACAACTTCTCATACGACTCGTTCTCTGAGGGTGAGAAGCAACGTATTGACTTGGCACTACTCTTTACTTGGCGACAAATTGCTAAGATGAAGAACTCGGTGGCAACCAATTTACTAATACTTGATGAGACCTTTGACAGTTCATTGGATCATGAAGGTGTTGGTAACTTAATGAAAATCATCTACTCGCTTGGTGATGATGCTAATGTCTTTGTTATATCACATAAAGGAGAAATCTTAGATGATAAGTTTGAAGGCAAGATTGAATTTACTAAAGAAAAAAACTTTAGTAAAATTAAATAAAATGGTTTACAACATGATCAATATGTTATATAATGGTCATATTAATTCAACTGGAGTATATTATGGAATTATCTGAAAACACTCTTTCTATTCTTAAAAACTTTGCTGGTATCAATTCCAACATTGTGATAGAAAAAGGCAATACTGTTAAAACTATCTCGGAGGCAAAGAATGTTATGTCTACCGCTTCTATCGTGGAAGATTTTCCACAATCATTTGGTATCTATGATCTAAATGAATTTCTTGGGGTTCTAAGTTTGGTGGATACACCTAACCTAGTATTTCAACAAGACTATGTGACTGTCGGAGATTCCTCTGGTCGCAGTAAAGTAAAATATTTCTTCTCTGATCCTGACATGCTAACAAAGCCAGGCAAGAATGTAAATATGCCAAATGCAGATGTATCTTTTATACTAGATGCAGATACACTTGGTAGAATTAAACGTGCTTCAACAGCACTAGGTCACAATGAGGTATCAATCACCGGCAAAGATGGTGTACTAAGTATCTCTGTTGTTGATAGTAAGAATAATACATCTAATGCTTATTCTATTGACGTTGCTGGAGAATTTGATGATGGAGTAGATTTTAACTTTATTCTAAATATCTCAAATCTAAAAGTAATCGCTGGAGATTATAATGTTGAAATCTCCTCTAAACTTATCTCTAAATGGACTAATACGGAATATGGTATTTCTTATTGGATCGCCTTTGAAAAAACATCTACATACGGAGTTTAATTGATGTCTAAAAAAGAAAATAATGAACACGATGCAAGCTATGCTTTAATGGCACAGATTAGTCGTAGCACGGTTGCTGTAATTGATGCAGTCGTACAACGTGGTGGCTTTCGTGGTGAAGAATTATCCACAATCGGCACACTCAGAGACCAGTGCATTCAAGCTATCTCTACATCTGAAGCATATGAGGCTAATAAGTCATAATAAACTTTACAATTTGTCCAAAATATTATATAATGAAATTCTTGAATATGGAGATTGTAAATGACTGACTTCCTATGGACCGAAAAATATCGGCCACAAAAAATTAGTGATAGTGTCTTACCAAAAGACCTAAAAGAAACATTTCAACAATTGGTGAATACTGGTGATTTACCTAACATGTTGTTATGTGGTACTGCTGGTCTAGGTAAGACAACTGTTGCTAAGGCTCTATGTAATGAACTAGAGCTTGACTATATTATGATCAATGGATCCGAAGAAGGTAACATTGATACACTACGTGGTAAGATTAAACAGTTTGCTTCTACAGTATCTCTGCAAGGTGGCTATAAAGTAGTTATTCTTGACGAGGCTGATTATCTTAATCCACAAAGTACACAACCAGCCCTACGTGGCTTTATAGAAGAATTTGCAAACAATTGTAGGTTCATCTTAACTTGTAACTTTAAAAATCGTATCATTGAGCCACTGCATTCTCGTTGTGGTGTATATGAATTTAATACATCTAAGAAAGATATGGCTGGTCTTGCCGCACAGTTTATGGCACGGGCTAAGTTTGTATTAGAAACAGAAGGGATTGAATATGAAGAACCTAAACTTGCTGAAATTATCTTGGCTCATGCCCCTGATTGGCGCCGTATTCTCAACGAACTACAAAGGTTTTCAATTAGCGGCATTCTTATTCCTGGCGCTAGGATGGTTTCTACTGGTGATCAGTATGTTAATCTAATTAAACTCCTTAAAGATAAAGACTTCAAAAAGATGCGGTCTTGGGTAGTTAATAATATTGATGTTGATGCATCTTCAATCTTCCGTGGTGTATATGATGGTATGAATGGATTAGTTCAACCACAATCTATACCACAACTTGTTCTTATATTAGCCGACTATCAATATAAGAATGCCTTTGTTGCAGATCATGAACTAAATGTAGTTGCTTGTATGACTGAGATCATGGCTAATGTGGAGTTTGTATAATGGCTATAATCTTTGACTTTGAAACCTTATCTGTAGATAGAGTAAATGGTGTACTGCTTTCAATGGCTGTACTTGAGTTTGAAGAAAGCAGATTTAATCCTAAAGAGCAATATTCTTATACTGAATTGTTAGAATGTTCACGGTATATTAAATTTGATGTTGAAAGTCAAGTTAAAAAATATGGTAGACAAATCAATCAGGATACGTTAAAATGGTGGGGAGAACAATCTAAAGATGCTCAAAGGCAACTAAAGCCAACTGAGCTTGATGTAGATATTGATCAAGCAATACCATTTATCAATACCCATACAAAGAAAAAGTTAGATAAAGTTTATACTCGTGGTAATACATTTGATCCTATTATTATAGATTATATTGCCGAACAGTGTAAGCAAATCGTACCTTGGCCACATTGGGTTGTTCGTGATACTAGATCAATGATCGAAGGTATGTCTTGGGGTATTGATCTAAGAAATGGATTTATACCAGAAGGTTTGGAATCTGTGTTTGTCGCACATGATCCACAGCATGATATTGTTATGGATGTGATGAGACTACAGACACTAGCATTAGCGTTAGGATAGATTATGGATAGATTGACTTTATTTACTAAAGATAGATGTGTATATTGCCACATGCTACAAGAAAAACTTGATATGTGGAATATAGAATATGTAATATTAAATAACCACCCTTTACCGGATGGTCATACAACATACCCTCAGTTATATTATAGAGATACTGATGTGCAAAAAGGCGCATCAACAGATGTGACTGAAGCAGTTCTTTTGGAAAGAATGGAGCGTGTAATGTGGCCAGGTATGGACGGAGGTATTGAGGATGTCCGTTAGCCCTTTTGATTATCTAAACTCTATTAACTTTACTAAGCAAGACATCATGATGGATGATCAAGCTGAGAAAGGTTATGCACCATTTATGGTTAATCGTGGTCTATCTTACTTTCCAGACACAGTTGCTTTTGCTAATGAGATGAATAGGTATCACCACCTAGACAATCGTCTACAATTTGACTTTCTTATAAATATCACTAGAAAGCGGAAACGCTTCTCTAAATGGGCTAAGGCTCAACCTGAAAGTGATATTGATGCTGTCAAAGTGTATTATGGATACAGTAATGAGAAAGCTAGGCAAGCTTTGACACTATTATCACCTGAACAAATAAAAATTATAAAAACAAAGGTGAGTAAAGGTGGAAAAAGAAAATAATATAGTTGAGTGGACTCCAAGTGATATGCTTGAGATTGTCCTCAACGAGCCAGATGACTTTTTAAAGATTAGAGAAACATTAACACGTATTGGTGTTGCTAGTCGTAAAGATAACAAATTATTTCAATCGTGCCATATTCTACATAAACAAGGTAGATATTTTATAGTGCACTTTAAAGAACTATTTTTGCTTGATGGCAAAAAGAGTAATCTGGAAGAGAATGACATTGGTAGAAGAAATACAATTGCGACACTTATGTCGGATTGGGGTCTTGTAAGTATACAAGGCGAACAAAATCCAAAACCAGTTGCACCTCTCAGACAGATTAAAATTATCCCATTTAAAGATAAAGATAAATGGGAACTATGTCCGAAATATAATATCGGAAACAAATAGACTAGCTGCTATTCTGAAAATGAATAGCTGTAGTTTATAAATACTATTGTAGTGCCGTAAGGGCTACGAATCATTCTTGCTGTTAAAAGGAGAAAAAATATGACAGGCATGAAAACACTATTCCCCTCTTCCGCCTTTGTGGGCTTTGATCATCTATTCAACGAATTAGAATGGACAACAAAGCATGCACAAGATCACTATCCCCCGCATAATATCATCAAAACTAGTGAGGAAGATTACCTCATTGAGATTGCTGTTGCTGGATTTAGTAAAGAAGGTATTGAAGTCGAATATCACCAGCGAACGCTTACTGTAACAGGTGAGCATAAAAAGCAGGGTCGCGATTACATTCATCGTGGAATTTCCACTAAGAAGTTTAAGCGAACCTTTCGACTGTCTGAGAACGTAGAAGTTCATGGAGCAGATATTCAAGATGGCATTCTAGCAGTAGAACTGAAATATGTCATCCCAGAAGATCAGCGTCCTCGTAAAATCAATATTGGTCAAAACGAGGAACAAAATGACACAACTAATACTAATACAAGCCAACTACTTACAGAAAGCAATTAGCGCTCTGTTTGATCTATTTAAAGACGCAAACTCAACACGCAAGGGCATATCAGAAGC